CGCACGAGCCTTGGATATGAAATCCTCAACTGCCTGCGACGAAGGGCGGTATGATGCATCTACAGCATCAAGGCCGCCGGTCGTACAAGCCGCCATCCAAGAGACAGCCCCCTTCACCTCAGTAGAGGCTCGTGTAGACTGCTCGCTCCCCTGCGCAGCCTTCTTCTTCTTAGCAGACGAGACAGCGGCAGTGGGGACGGTGACTTTTGCACCACGCACAAAAGTCCCAGGACTGCTGAATTCAGAGTCTGGGACGACGTGGCCTACTTCCCACACTTGTGCAGTCTGCCTTGTCCTAGACAGACCGTTGACTGTGTAGTCAGAGGTCACGGTTGCGGAATATGTCCGCACACTCTCACCCTTTGATTCGGGGAGTGTCTTCGCTTCACCGCGGATGTTTGAAATCGGAGTGTAAATGGTCGAGTTCATCTCGCTATGGTATCCCAGCTACTAGGCTGCGGAGGAGATGGGGAGCGGTGGGGCGTGAGAGAAGTGTTTGTCGGCAAATTGCGTTCAGGGTAGACACCACAGGTGATAAACCCTGTGGCAGACTGTTCCTATTGTGTAGGTTAAGTTTCGCAGTCGTTACACTCGAACCACAACTTTACATGACGCATGCACTGCCCAGAATATGTCTGCGACAGAGTGCGTTGAAGTGGCCCTTGCACGGACATCAATCCCGTTCCAACCTAGACGAGGTTCCATTTTAGTTACCCCGACTCCTACACATAGCTTACTAGCTACACCCCTGATCACTTATCAACGTGACTAACCTGTTGCTTCTCCGGGGTCCGAAGGCAGGGTTTGGGCACTACATACTTGGCTCAGTGCCCTGAGCCGAGTGCTGGACGGTAAGTTCCAGACACTCATAACGTTTTTTGCAGGTAATCCTCTCACCAGGACTGGCTTGACACATGGGGGCCTGCTCCATCTCCCCATGCTATTGTTTAAACACCCTCTAGCTATAGGTGGTTTGAGTAGGAGTACTGCGCGCTCGGATATGCCAGCTGTTCGCAT